CGCTTGGCCCCTGATCAGCGTGTTCATGCTGGTAACCGTTGGCCCCTGGCTGGGCATGTGGTGGTTTACCCGCATCTATGAGAAGCGTCACGCCGCCGTGGTCACTATGTATACCGACAACGTGTCGCTGGTGAAGAGCTTCGAGAAGATCGCCGCTTCTCTGCAGGATGTGGTGATCCTGAACACCCAGGCCATGCAGGGCGTTAAGGAAAGCGTGGATAACAACATCTACTGCCCGATCATGCGGAAAAACCCAACCGTGGAGAAACAGCTATGAACCTGGAACGTGCCGCCATGATGGGTAAACAGGCCGAGGCCAAACAAAAACGGCAACGCCTGGAGCTGAAGATTGAGGGCAACGCCCGCCTGGTCTGTCAGGGTCTCAACACGCTGCTGACACCTGCTGCAGATCTGGAGATCCCGCTGCTGGATGAACAATTTGATGAGCTGAAAACCGCCTGGGCTGAACTGCAGGCAGTCAACAGCGAACTAGCCCGTCTCGAAAAGGCCCTACGCTAATGGCTGAGAAAGGCGCACGTGCAGAGCTGAAGGTCGTTGTCCGCCAGACCTACATTGAGACCGGCAATCTGACCCTGGCTGCCAAGACCCACGGTGTATCCCGCCAGACCGCCACAGAGTGGAAGCGCCGGGCCGGTGATGAGTGGGACAAGGCCAGGGAGCGTAAAGCGTCATTTGGCCTGCGGATGGAAAAGCTGTTCGACCGCGAGATGCTATACGCCGAGGAAAGCAAGCCCGGCAGCATCCCACCGCCAACCCTGAACGCACTGAACCAGCTAGGGGCCATGGTGCTCAAGTTTAAAGCGCTGGAAGCCGCGTCCGGCGACCCAGCACCTGTTGATGAAGCTGCCGCCATGGAGATGTTACAGGCTGCAATGGACAAGGCCAAGGCAATGCAAACGGAGACGGACAAGGGCCTGGTCCTGGAGGAACTGGTCGCAAACCTGGCTTTGCAGCAGACCCTGCAGGGGCTGACCACCGGCAGTATTCAAGTTGCCTTGATCCCGAAGATATTGGGGGAGATCGGCAAGCTGCAGGTCAGCTCAGTCAATAGGGAGAAGTTTAAAGCAGAGGTCCGCGCCGAGGCCGCAAAGAAGGCTTTGGCTGCTGCTGCAGCCGCTGCAGTAACAACCCTGAAAAAGAGCAAAGGCACATCTGACAAGATCATTGAACAGATCAGGGCCGATATCCTGGGCGTGGAGTTGCCAGTATGAGTGCCGCCGTTGCTGAAAAGCTACCCGATGAACGCTTTGATTCTGACGGTAGGCCTATCCGCAATATACCGGCCTGGGCCACCCCTCGCCGTCGCAATCTGCGCGTACCGCCTGTATTACTCCCCTATCAACAGCGCTGGATTGCCGACACCTCTGAAGTCAAGATCATCGAAAAATCCCGCCGGGTCGGCATATCCTGGGCAGAGGCCGCAGATGCCGTGCTCTATGCCGCAGCCGAGAGCGGTGATGACGTTTGGTACATCGGCTACAACCGCGAAATGGCACAGGAGTTCATTCTGGACTGCGGCATGTGGGCCAAGAAGTTTCAATCTTTCATCGCCTCCCTTGAAGAGTGCGAGGAGATCTTTACAGAAGAGCGGATCGTTGACGGTCAAAAGATTATTGATGAGCAGAAAATACTGGCCTTCAGAATCACCTTTGAATCGGGCAACCGCATTGTTGCGCTGTCATCCAGACCAAATAACCTGCGTGGTAAACAGGGCCGCGTCATCATCGACGAAGCGGCATTCCATGACAACCTGGCCGGGCTAATTAAAGGCGCGATCGCGCTGCTCATGTGGGGTGGTCAGGTACGGATTATCTCCACCCATTTTGGCGACGCCAACGAGTTCAACGAGATCATTGAGGACATCCGTGCTGGGCGTCTGGACTATAGCCTGCACCGAGTAACGCTGGATGATGCCCTTGCTGATGGCCTGTATCAACGTATCTGTCTGGTGCGTAGTAAGGAGTGGAGCCAGGAAGATGAAACCCTCTGGCGGCAGAAGCTGATCAACTTCTATCGCGGCAATGCAGACGAAGAATTGATGTGCGTGCCCAGCCAAGGGACAGGAAACTATCTGTCGCGTGTGATCCTGGAGCGCTGCATGTCCGATCAGATCCCGGTGCTGCGCTGGAGTTGTACCCCCGAATTTGCTACCGAACCTGATGAGACCCGCAGCCAGGCAGCAGATGACTGGTGCCGTGAAAACCTGTTACCGCTGCTGAATGCCCTGCCTACGGAACGTCAGCATATCCTGGGCGAGGACTTCGCCCGTAGTGCAAACCTTACCGTATTGATGCCAGCTACCATCGGCGAGACACTCAAACTGCGTGTACCGTTTGTGGTCGAGTTGTTCAATGTGCCCTTCCGCGAACAAGAGTTTGTCCTGTTCTACATCCTCAAGCGCCTCCCCCGATTCAAGCATGCCTCCCTGGACGCCAGAGGCAACGGTCAGTACCTGGCTGAACGGGCCATGCAGCAATTCAGCAAGGCGCGGATCACCCAGGTCATGTTGACCGAAACCTGGTACCGCGAAGAAATGCCCAAAATGAAGGCCCATTTTGAGGACGGCACCATCCTGGTCGCCAAGAACGATGAGCACATGGATGACTACCGGGCCATCAAGGTTTTGCGCGGTGTACCCAAGATCGCCGACAAAAAGACCGGTACTGCAGACAATGCCAGCGGCATGGTGCGCCACGGTGATGCCGCCATTGCCTGTGCCATGATGGTTCATGCCAGTAGGCAGGATGGCGGACCGGTACGGATAGCGTCACGTCGGCGTGGATCGGCTCAACCTTGGAGAAAATCGAAACGTAAACGAGGCCTCGACTATGCGTAGAAATAATGGACTGTATCTCCCGGACGGGAGCTTTCAACGTTTTGCCGAGGCCGGTAAAACCATATCCCTGACCACCGAGCTGGCCACCCGCAGCCGGTCAATTGATTTCTTCGCCCTGGGCAACATGTACTTGCCCAACCCTGATCCGATCCTGCGCCGGGAGGGCAAGGATATCCAGGTATATCGAGATCTACTGACCGATGACCGGGTAGGAGCGGGTCAGACCAACCGTTTCAGCCGCACCAAGTCTCTGGATTGGCAGATTGACCGGGGTAAAAGTAAAACGCGTCAAGCCAGGGCCGTTCAGGATGTTTTTGCCCGCCTCAAGTTGCACAGGATTATCGACACTTTCCTGCAGTGCCGAGGTTACGGCTATGCCCCGACAGAGGTCATCTGGGACGTAATTGATGGCCTGACCGTACCGGTGGATCTGATTGGCAAACCACAGCGCTGGTTTGTGGTTGCTGGCGACAATAACGAATGGCGCATGTTGACTAAACAGAACCTGCTGAACGGCGAAGAACTGCCGCCGCGTAAATTTCTGTTTCCCACTCATGACGCTGATTATGACAACCCCTACGGTCTGGGCATTCTGGCCAGATGTTTCTGGCCGGTCATTTTCAAGCGGGGCGGGCTGCGCTTCTATGTCCAGTTCAGCGAAAAGCTCGGCCAGCTATTCCCGGTGGGCAAGCTGCCTCGTAACGCCGATCGCAAGGAATATGACGAGCTGCTGGATGATCTGGAATCGCTGATTGCCGACGGTGTAGCGGTTATCCCGGATGATGGCAGCGTCGAGTTTCTGGAATCCGCCACCAAGGGGGCAACCAGCGACCTGTTCAGTAAATTGGTTGACACCTGCAACACTGCCATAACCACTGCCTGGCTGGGCCACGGCGGCGCTGGTGAGAGCACCTCCGGTAAACTGGGTGATGAACAGGGGGCTATCCGGGTTCGCGACGATATCGGGCTCGATGACAAGACGCTGGTTGAAGAGCAAGTCAATACTCTGATTGATTGGATCTGCGAGGTCAACTGGGGCAGCGCCCAGGGGGCACCACGTTTCAGCCTCTGGGAGGAAGAGGAAATAGACCAGTCTCAGGCCAAGCGGGACAAAGACCTGACTGATTCTCTGGAGCGGTCCGGCCTGCGCCTGACGCGGGCCTACTACCAGCGGGAATACAACCTGGAGGAAGGGGATATCGAGGATGCCCCTGCTGACCAGGCACCTGTTAAAGCCTCTGCCGCACAGGTGACGCCAGTGCAACCCGTGCAGTTTGCCGACCCTGATCCTGCAGCCCAGGACTCTGCCGATATCGCAGCCACCCGTCTGTCTGAGGTAACGGAGCCGGTCATAACTAAATGGCTGCAGGCCCTGAAGCGAGAAGTTGATCAGGCCGGTAACCTGATCGACCTGCGGGCCGACCTGCTCAAGGTTAAGGGTCTGGATCTGGCCGACCTGGCCGCGCCGATCCGCGACGGCCTGTTGCTGTCCCGGCTGGCAGGCCGGGCCGATGTTATGGATGAAATCGCGGCCTCTGAGGCTGGGCAATCATTCAGCCATATCGATTACTGGTCGCAATTTGCAGAGCCTTACATCATCAGCGCCTTAAACCTCCCCTTTAACGAGGCCATCAGTTTCTTCCGTAACAAGGTCAGCATCCCGACCGAGCGCTGGAATGACCTGTTCATAGATCAACACTCCCAAGGGTTCATGATCGCCGGTGCCATCAAAGGGGATTTGATAGCCGATATCCGCGACGCCGTTGACCAGGCTATCAGCAGCGGCCTGACCCTGGAACAGTTCCGCCAACAGTGGGACGCCATAGTAGAGCGCCACGGCTGGACCTACAACGGTGGCCGCAACTGGCGTACCCGCATCGTCTACGAGACCAATACCCGGCAGGCCTACAACGCCGGTCGCTGGCAGCAGGTCACTGACCCTGATGTCCTGAAAACCCGCCCCTATCTGGCATACCGCCACGGTGATTCAATCCGCCCACGCCCGCTGCACCTGGCATGGAACGGCACTGTGCTGCCTGCAGACGATCCATGGTGGGCAACCCACAGCCCGCAGAACGGCTGGGGCTGCAAATGCAAAGTGTTCAGCGTTGGCGAACGGGACATCAAGCGAATGGGCGACCAGGCCAAGCGCAGCGCTCCCCAGGACGGCAGTTACCAGTGGACCGACAAACAGGGCCGCACGTTCACCATTCCCAACGGCATTGATCCAGGGTTCCAATACAACCCAGGGGCTGCTGCCCAGAAGTCAAAGGACATTCTGAACGACCGGATTAACCAGCTGCCCCCTGACATCGCCAAGGGCATTCGGGCAGAGATTACCCAGGGAGAAAAGCAGCGGTGAGTAAAGAGCTGATCCAGATCCCGCACAACATTGCGGCGGCTCAAAAATTTCTGGCCCGGATCGCCCATCAGGCAGGTACAGCGGCACCGGCGCTGAAAGGGATCGGCGAGACGTTAACGATCAGCACTGATGACCGTTTCGATAAAGAGACCGGGCCGGACGGCAAGAAGTGGGTTGATGTCAAGCCCAGCACCCGCAAGCGCAAAAAACATAGCAAAATTCTGAGCGAGCAGCTGCACCTGCGGGGGGATGTCCATTACAACGTTGACAGCAATCAGCTGCTGCTGGGCGTCGGCATTGCCTACGGAGCCATCCACCAGCTGGGCGGAGAGATCAAACAAGAGGGGGTCACCCTTCACCTGTCCGGTACCGGACGCAACACCCGCTTTGCCAAAAAGGGCAAGGGTGACCGCACCAAGAAGATTAACCGCACTATCAAGATGCCTGCCAGGCCGTATCTGGGCATCAGCAAGCAGGACGAGGCGGACATATTGGATGAAGTCGGGCTGCATTTGCGGTCGTAATCGCACAGAGGGCCTGTGGCTGTTTTTACCCTACAGAGGCGGCAAGGGTAAGGGCGAAACCACTCTACCCAGTTTATAAACAGCGTCCGGCCCGTTTACGCGGAAATTTTGAACAGGTCAACGGACTGATTTTGGAGACTGCAGTACGGTGCGTTGGCACCGTACACAACAGGAGATGAAAATCATGGATGAATGGGATCTGGTTTTTCGTGCTGGGAAGCACACCGACAGCTCCGGCAATACCCGCAACTGGACCACTGATGATCTGGACAAGATCGTCTGTTCATTTAATCCGGCGGTTCATGAGCCGCCCCTGGTGATCGGGCATCCGGCAGACAACGCCCCGGCGTTTGGCTGGGTTGCCGGTATCAAGCGAGAGGGCACCGGCCTGTACCTGAAATACAAGGACGTGGCCAACGAGTTCAAGGACTGGGCTGCAAAGAAGTTGTTCAAGAAAAAGTCGATCGCACTCTACCCGGACGGTTCCCTGCGCCACATCGGCTATTTGGGGGCCATGCCTCCGGCCATCAAAGGTCTGCCGGATTTTGCGTTTAATGATGGCGACCGTGGCACTGCCATTACCTACGAATACAGCGACTGGCGCATGTCTACCCTGGGACAGATCATCATGCGACTCCGTGATTACCTGGTTGAAAAAGAGGGTGCGGAAAAAGCTGACAACATAATCAAGGGGTGGGAGGTGCAGGATCTGCTGACACCACCGCCCCCCGAACCGGAGCAATCTCTGTACAACGAACCCGAGGAGGAAGGTATGAAACCTGAAGAAGTGCAAAAACTGGTCAGCGATGGCGTGACCGAAGGGCTGAAGGCATTCAGCGAGGCGATGGGTAAGACCATCAAAGGATTGGAGGACCAGGTTGTCGGTCTCAAGAAGGATCTGGACACTGGACGCCAGGAAGGCCAGCGCCGGGAGTTCCGCGAATTCCTGCTGACCCCGGAAATGCAACAGCGCGTCTCCGAGGGATCACGGGAGGCCACCATCAACCAGATGATGACCCTGGCCAGTGCAGAGCCGGTTGAGTTTGGCGAAGGCGATGGCAAAACCACCCGCCCGGCCCTGGATGTCTACAAGGATCAGTTGAAGGCGCTGCCCACAGTGGTCCAGTTTGGTGAGCATGCCACCAAGGACAAGGTTGGCCATATTACCGCCACAACCAATGCCACAAAGGTGGGTGAAAAGATGGATGAGCTGATTGCCGCCGCGAAACAGAGTGGCAAACATATGAGTTTCGCCGAAGCCCACACACAAGCTTGTCATGAGCTGGGTATTGTTACGGGAGGTGGCCAGTGATCGATTACACCAAGTCGTACAGGGCCGCCGCAATCATTCTGGGGTACTGCATGATTGTGGCGGGAGCGAACGACACCGTGGCCCAGGCGGTTGATGGTTCTAAGCCCTTTATTGGCGTGACCGGGATGATGGGTGCGGCTGCCGCAGATGATATGTGCGACGTCAAGCGCGAACGGCTGCAAACGGTTCGTTACGGTGCTGCAGTAACCCGCATGGATCGCCTGACCTCCGATGCAAATGGACATGCTGTGCCGGTCGGTGTGCCTGATGCCGGTGTGACCATCCATTATCTCGGCTATGCCGAAGTTGACGGCGTTGACGGAGATCTCGGCGAGGTCTTTATCGCACCCGGTTCAATCACCGGATAACTAAAGGAGGATTTGCATGCCTATCAAGAGACCATTTCCCGTTAACCCGGTGCTGAGCACCATTGCAATCCGGTTTACCAATGCTGCGTTTATTGGCGATCGCGTCATGCCGCTGCAGTCGGTTCCCGAGGAAAAATTTCTGTACAACGATTTTTCCAAAACCTCTGTATTCAACTATGTCGACACCGAAGTAGGCCGTACCGGACGGCCTAAAACGCTGGAGTGGCAATCAGAACAAAAGGAATCATCGGTACGTGACCATGCGCTGCGTGGTGAGCTGCCTATGTCGGACATTGAGGCCGCTGCTCGGCAACCCGGCAGTATCGACCCCGAGGCCGAAACGGTAGAGATGTTGTCTGACTGTATCAAGCTGGGACGTGAGGTGCGTGTTGCCCGGCAGGCTCAGAACAGGGACAACTATCCGGTGGATCAACGGATCGCGCTGGGAGTCGATGATAAGTTCAGCAACCCCGACGCCGATCTAATCAGCCTGGTAAGTCAGGCATTGGACAAGCCGCTGATGCGCCCCAATAAAATGGTTTTCGGTCAGGCGGCCTGGACCCTGTTCCGGCAGCATCCTCAAATTGTTAAGGCCACCCTGAAAAACAGCGGTGATGCCGGTATGGCTACCCGCATGGCGGTTGCGGAACTGTTTGAGCTGGAAGCTGTCGAGGTTGGTCCGGCCCGTTACAACGCCGTTAAGCCTGGGCAGAATGAACAGCTGGCCTACATCTGGGGGCCGCACCTGTCGCTGCTCTACGTCAACGAGCGGGCCACTCCCCGTGCCGGTGTCAGCTGGGGATATACCGCCAGGTTTGGTACCCCGTGGGCGGGCAGCATGTTCGACAAGGACATCAGTGCCCAAGGCGGCCTGGATATTCGTGCCGGAGAACGGCTGCGCGAATTGGTAGTCGCGCCGCAATGCGGTTACTTTTTCGAGAACTGTATTTAAGGAGGAAGCATGGAAACCAAAAACTATACGGTCATGTCTCCGATTAGGCATGGCGGTAAGGAATACGGCATCGGTGCGACAGTTGATCTGAATGCCAAACAGGCCGAGGGGTTTGGCGACTGCGTTGAGCTGACCTCGTCAGCAGCAGCAAAGAAACTGGCTGCCAATACTGATGCGGCCCATTTGGTTGATCGTATTTCAGCCCTGCTGGCTGCAAACAAGGAGCTGAAAGCGGAGCTACTCAAGCATGAAGAAAAACTCGCCACCTTGAATGATGAACATGCAGAGGCCGTTGCCTCACTCAACAAACAGATTGATGAGCTGACTACACAGCGCGTCGAGCTGTTCAACGACATCGATTCACTCAAGGCCGAAAACGAGCAGCTGAAGGCAGCAGCAGCAGCCAAGCCTGCCGCCAAGGGAGCCAAGTAAACCATGTACACCACCCCGGAGATACTCATTGATAAGTACGGCAAGCAGCACCTGATCTATCTCACGATCAAGGAGCCGGACGGTACTGAAACCGAACCTGACTACACGGTGATCAACCGCGAAATCAGCCGGGTGGATGGCACTATCGATGGGTATCTCCGCAGGTGGTACGCCCTGCCGCTGTCAGAGGTTCCGCCAGAACTGGCAGGCTATGCCGAGGATATGGCCATTGCCCGGATCTACGGCTGTATGCCGGAACGGACCATCCCGGAAGATGTCTCCAGAGCAGCAAAAGAGGCGGTGGCCTGGTTGCGCGATGTGCAGAAGGGCTTGGCCACACTCAGCATTGAAACCCTGGCCCCGGCCTCTACCGGCGAACCTGGCTCCACCGGTTTTTTCCGCACCAACAAGACCACCGCCGATCGCATTTTCAGTGACTCGGTTTTAGATCGGTTTACGGGGCGTTAAACGTGGATTTTATCTCACCTGCAGAGGATGCCATCATCAAGCGCCTGGAGGCAAAAACCGCCAAGCGGGTGCTGGTGCAATGCTACCCGGATGATCCTGAAATCTATGAGCCGACCCATGCAATCGGTGCCCTGCTGGTTCGCTACACCGAGGGCAATTACGGCGACACTCGGGACACCAGCCTGGTTATCCAGGATAGAGAGATGTTGTTTGAGGTGACTCTGGCCATGTGGAGCCTGCGGGGTAAGCAGGGCGGTATTTACGAGTTCATGGAAACGGTGCGGACCGGCCTGACCGGGTTTGTGCCGCCCAACTGCAGCAAGAAGTTGACCCCGGTTAGCGAGGGGTATGTCGGTAGATCTGCTGGCCTGAAGGTTAAAAACAGACGGCTGTGGCAGTACCAGATCACGTTCAAGACTGAGACAGTGAACGTGGAAATTTTGGAAGAGGAACCGGTGATCCTGGTCAAGCGGATCACGGCAATCAGTGATTCAACAAACGAGACGTTTACGGTCTCATCGGAGGTGCCATAACCATGGCTAATAAACCCTATCTGTATCAGGGGCCGGTTGTCACCGGTATAACCCTGCCGCCCAAAAAAGAGGGCGATACGCCGGATGAAAAGCTGATGCACCCCGGCAAAACCTACAGCCTGCCCGAGGATAATGAGCGGGTTAAAACGCTGGTGGCCAAGGGCTACCTGGTTGAGCCGACTGCAGATCCGGCCACTGCCCAGGAACCAGCAAAAGCCGTGAAGGCAAAGGAGGTCTCAAGTGCCAGCTAATTACCTACACGGTGTCGAAACCGTTACTGTTGATAACGGAGCCAAACCTATCCGCGTGGTCAAGAGTGCGGTGATCGGCATTGTCGGTACCGCGCCTATCCAGTTGCTGGATGTGGCCAACCAGACCATTAACAAACCGGTGCTGCTGACCTCTGAAGTGGCTGCAGCCAAGTATTTCGGGGCTGAGACTGCCGGGTACAGCCTGCCCACGGCCCTGAAAGCGGTATTCAAAAAAAGGGCTGCCACCGTCATTGCCATCAACGTATTCAACCCGGCAATCCACAAAACCGGCGAAACCCCTGACCCGACCCTGGTCACCAATGCCGACATCATCGGCACGGTGGACGTTGCCGGTAACCGTACCGGCATGCAGGCCTGGCTGAACGCCTACTCGCTGTTCGGTTTTAAACCAAAGATCCTGATCGCGCCGGGCTGGTCGTTTCTGGCTGCCATCCGTACCGAGCTGGAGGCCCTGGCCGACAGGCTGCATGCGATTTCATATTCTGATGCACCGGTGGGCACTACGTTCCAGCAGGCCATTGAAGGGCGCGGACCAGCCG